GCTGGGGTTCTTCCACATCGACATGATGTTGGTTTGGCCGCCCTGGGTGCCGAGCTTTTGGCGCAAGCCCTCAAAGGCGCCGATCCTGAACGCGTCTTGCTCGCTAGCGCTCAAACCGCGCACCAGCTGCTGCACGCCGGCTTCGTCCATGTTGATGGCGCGTCGGCCTGCGCCAGCGGCATCTATCAGCGCCGACGGCCCGGCAAAGGCGTTGCGGGCGGTGCGGTACAGCGAGTCGCTGGTCTGTGGATCGGTGGTGGCCTGGTCCAGCTCGCGAAGCAGCCGGTTTTTTAACGTCAGGTAGCTGCTGCCCAGCGGCGTGAGCGTGCCGTCAGCGTTGAGCGCTTTGCGGCTGGTCAGCAGTTGGTCCAGGCCTTGTTTGACGTGGTCCAGGTCGCGCATGGCCATCTGGCCGGGGCTGTTCATGTTCAGCGTCCACGGCAGCTGCCGAGCGGTGGCAATTTCTTGGCCCAGCTTGGTGGCGCCGAGTTCATCCGCTGCCTGCAGAATCCCGGCCAATCGGGGTGTGGCGGGCACGCTGACCTGGTACAGCTGAGCGTAAAGCGGCGCGGCAGCCTGCTCACGCTGCATTACAAAACTCTCTACCGTAGCGCCCAGGCGCTGGCCTTGGGTGCCCAGGGCACTGTCGGCATTGGCACGCATCCTGGCGCCAACAGTGGCTTGGCGCTGGCGCAGCAGTTGGCTGGCCGCCTCGGCGCTCCGCCCAGGCAGGGTCACCATTTGGTCGAGCAGCTTGCGGGTGCTGGCGCCGCCAGCATCGGCCAGCGCAGGTGTTGGCTGGTAAGTGGCCCAGCTGGGCAAATTAGTTGGCACCGGCTCGGTCAGTTGGTCATACCGGCGCACTGCCTGGTTCACCGGGTTGACCTGGCCGCTGGTGAACAGCGTGCCTCGGGCGTCTCGGGCCAGCGCCTCGGCCACTTTTTCTTGCGCGGCTTGGTTGGCTGCGGCTTGGCTGAACCGCTGCTTGACGTTGCTTGCACCAGCGCCAAGGATATTGGCAGCGCCGCCAACAACGGGCGCCAGTACCGCGCCGGTGGCCCCGCCTCGTGCCGTGTCAGTCAGCAGACCACCCAAGTTGTCAGCCTGGCTGTTGCCGGCACCGCTTACCGCGCCGTAAGCCGCGCCGATGCCAGAGGTGCGCAGCAGCTTCTCCAGGGTGCCCATAATCGGCGCCGCAGATTGCCGCACCACGTTGGTGCCACCCAAGCCAAATTTAAGCAGCCCCAACGGCAGGCTGGCAGCGGTTTGGGTTATGCCGGTGGCCCAAGGGTTGTTCTCGCGCTCCACGTCCTGCATGCCGCGCAAAGTGTCGCGGTTGGCCAGGTAGAAGTCTTCCAGGGTCTTGGGCCTGACGCCTTTTATTAAATCAGCTCGGCTGACCCTGGGCTGCATCATGGTGTCGTACAGGCCGCCAATGGCGCCGCCGATCTCGTCAGCAAAGCCCATCAGCGGGCCATTGGCCACCGACGCCAGGCCACGCAGCGCGCCGGGTGCTTGGCGGCCGGCTTGGTAGTCAAGGTTGTTGGCCTTGCCGCCAAACAGCTCGGCGGCCAGGTTGGTGCCGGCCTCCTCGTCAAACAGGTCCGCGCTCAGGTCGGTGCCGCTCATGGCTGAACTCCCACAAGGGTGTAGCCTTTTTCTTTCAGGCGTTTGGTCACCTCAGCCGTGCTTTTGCCGCTGGCTTTTGCGGTGGCGGTAATGTCGGCCAAGGTGTAAGTCTTGGCCTTGACGGACTCAGCCTTGGGCAGCTCCACCCGCATCTCGTAGCCCGGCACAAAGCCGCGCAGCTCGGCGCTCTCAAGCAGGCTGTTGTGGTCGGTGATGCTGCGCCGGGCAACGCTCTCTTGCCAGTCAATCACGCGTTTCAACGCCTGCGGGTCTTTGCCGATCGTGCCCATGATGGCCTTCAGCTGCTTGCCCTCGCTTTCGGTTGGGTTGCTACCAAGGGCTTTGGCGTTGGCGACCAATTGGGTGCCCAGCGTGCTGACCAAGTACTCAGTGTTGCTGAGCCTTTCTTCGTCAACCTTAGCCAAGCCTAGCGATTTCAAAGCGCCGGCAATGGCGACTTTGGTTTCGGCAAATGCGCCGCCGTATACGCCGCCCGCAATGGCTTTGCGACTTTCGGCAATAGCAAGCAAGGAGTCAGCGGCGCCTCTGGCTTTGGCGTAACTGTCCTCAACGGCCTTGACCTGGGCATCCGCAGTGGCCTTGGCCCTGGCAGCGTCACCGGTTGCTTGGGCATTACCCGGCGCCAAGGCTTGTTGCTCGCGCAGCTTTAGAACAGCCGCAGGCAGTGTGCGGCCACTGACAGGGGGTGGTGCGCTGGCGGCTGGGTCGGCTGCCGGCAAAGGCAATACAGGGGGTGCGGCGGCAGGTGTGGCAGGTGCTGCGGCTGATGCTGCTGGACGGGGTGGAAGAGCCCCAGACTGGATAAAGTTGGGAATATTCCCCGTAGGGAATAAGCCAACCTGCGACGGCGGTTGCATGGGTCCAGCGGCCTGAATCTCTGGCGTGGTTGGCGCACCGTGTAGGTTGATAAACGGCGAGCGCGGGTCGGTGGGGTCTTCGCCATTTTTGCGCAAGTCGGCGGCAATGATTGCCAGCTCGTAGGGCGTAGGCTGCCTGGCCAAAGTTTCTGGTGGGCCGCTGTTGCGCAGAGGGTTGAGGCTTGCGGCAGCGGGTGCGGCAGCGGGTGCGGCTTGCAGTGCGGCTGGCAACGGTGGCAGCTCGGTTGGACGAATCATTGACTGCCGAATAGCCTCGGCCAATGTCACTTTGTTAGTGCCACCAGCGCCATCAGGGAAATCAACCAGCTGATAGGGTGCCTTGGCGGCCTCAATGGCGCCCGCACTGCCGCCGGCCAGGGCGTTGGATGCGTCCAGCGCACCAGGCACCAGGCCTGCACGGTAACCGCCGCCGGGTTGGGGCATCAATTGCATGCCTTTGTCGACTGTAGGCGGCCCCATCTCAATCTGGCCGTTGGGCAGGCGGTACACCGAGTTCGGCTTGCGCTCGGTGCCCTCTGTGGCGTATTTGTAGGCGTTCAACAGGTCCGGGCCGCCCAGCATCTGCAACGCCGTGATGTCGTCCAGTGAAGCACCAGACAGGCCGCCGCGCGAAGGGATAGCACTTTGAGCGCCAATGCGCAGCTCAGGCGGCAGCGCGTCGTTGACCAGCTCGGTGCCGCCCATGGCGGGGCGTTGGCCACCCAGGATCCGCTGGGCCATGGCTTGCAGCTGCTGCTGTTTGGCAATGGCCGCCTTGCGCTGCTCGATCTCGCTGGCGTAGTTGTCCATCTGCGCCTGCATAAACTTGCGCTTCATGTCGGCGTCTTTTTGAGACGCAAAGCCGGTCATGGCCTCCTGCAGCCGCTGACCAAAGCCGGCGCCGTCAGCGCGTGGCCCGGCAGCGGCCAGCAGGCCAATGCCAAGCCGGCCGTCGTCGCTGTTGAAGATGTCAAGCAGTCCCATGGAATCTCCTTACAGCAGGCCGCGCAGCGCTTTGGCTGGCAGCTTGCCCTGGTTGATGGCGTCAAGCAGGCCTTGGCCGTATTTGTTGACGGCTTTTTTCTTGATGACGTACTCGCCAATGTCAAGCGCGGTGTAGCCGTCGTCCGGACCAGCTGGGTCTGGGCCTTTGACATCGTTGGGCGTGACTTTGCCGCCCATCGCCATGTAGCCGCCACCTGTTGCGCCTTGATTGCCGTCAGCTCTTGCCCCGCCGCCACCATCGCCGCTGCCATCTCTGGCGCTGCCAGAATCAGCATTTCCGGGGTCCACACCAAAACCTCCAATCGTTGCCGAGTTTTGCAAACTGCGCCCGATATCAGACAAGCCCATGTTTGACAAAGCGCGGCCTACAGATCCAAGCGTCGCGTAATCTGGCGTGCTGGTGCTGGCGTAATCCCCGCCCTGGCCGCCCTGCCCGTCCGCTGCGGTCATCGTATTTGCCCCCATGGCAGGCACCAAGGGCGTCATAGGCTTGATAGCGCCATTGGTGTAGGGGTTGCTGAACAGGCTGTCCAGCAGCGGGCTGAGCGCCTGCGAGTTGCCGTCAAGGCCCAGGCTGTTGTTGGCCTTGGGCGCAAAGTCGAACGCCTGGGGCATTTTAAGGGGCTGGCCGCGGTCAAAGTACTGGTTGCTGGAGAGGCGCTGCATCACACCAGGCGCGGCCGCTCGCATGGCATCGTTCTGAGCAAAGGCGTTGCGGTAGGCCGCCTGCTGCATGGGCGAAAACGGGTTTTGTTGGTAGTAGTTTTGCAGCTGCCCGGTGTTGTAGATCTGGCTCTTGAGCAGGTCTTGCGCTGGCGCCCAGGGCTCTTTGTTGGCGGTCTGGGTTTGGGTGCTGCTCTGGCCGCCAAACAGGCCGCCCAGGATGGCGCCGCCGATTGAATAAGGGTCAAGTGCCATGGTTATCCCCGGTTGAAGCTGTTGCCGAGCTGCCAGCCGCCCAAAGCGCCCATGACCGGGCTGCCTGGCATTTGCGTGCTGGCGCTGTTGTTGCCGCCCAAGCCGCCGTAACCACCGGCCAGGTTGGCAAACTGGGTCTGGTACTGCAGCGGCATGTTCTGAATGGTGCTGGCGTTGTTGATGTCCTGCGTGTTCAGGTTGCCCAGCGTCTGGTTGTAGTTCAGGTAGTTGTTGAAGGCTTGGTTGTTCTGGGCGTTGGCGTCATTGAAGATGTTGCGGTTAAAGCCCTGGTCCCACTGGTACATGTTCTGCTGCTGGTTGTAGTCCTGCATGCGCATGTTGCCGGCGGTGTTACCCAGCTGCTGAGCCAGGTTGCGCTGCTGCTCGCCCTGCATTTGCTGCAGGCCGCTGTTGCCAAATGAGCCCGAGCCGACCATGGCGCTCTCGGTCTGCGGCTTCACGGCCAGGTTGTAGTTGCGCGTGATGTCGCCCAGCGTGGCGTCGATGTTGCCCTGCAGGTAGGGGTTGTCTTGGCCTAAGAACGGGTTGCCGCCAAAGCCCAGGTTATTTGCTGGCATGAATACTCTCCTTCAAAATTAGTTTCCGGTCAAGAATCGGCATTCCAGCCATGTGCCGGGGCTGCCCGACACCGTGCAGCGCCAGCCGTGGATCAAGTACTTGGCCGTGGCCGTGCCCAGCTCTGCCGGCGCCTTGTTCAGCACAAAGTCACCCAGCTGCCAAGTGCCTGCGGTGGGCACGGTGGTGGCGGCGTTGTAAAACGCCACCTGCTGGCCTTCAGACAGGGCGTTGACCTGGCGGGCAATCTCCCTGTACCAGCGCGCCACCTCGGCGTCTACATTGGCGCGTGGGGTGACGTTGAGCCGCATCAGGCCACGCCCTGGGGCACCAGCACCGCGCCGTAGGCCAGCAGCCGCACGTCACCGGTAAAGTTAAACGTGGCCCGGTGCCAGCGGCCACTCTGCAACAGGTCAAACTTGCCGTCGGCCAGGGTGCCGCTGGCGCTCAGGGTCAGCGCGTCGCCCTCCACGGCCTTGGTGTAGCTCAGCAGGGTGGCGCTGGATGGGGCGTAGCCTGGCGCAAAGCGCAGCCGAATCTTGCGCAGCAGGCTGTAGCGCTCGTCGTCCCCGGCGTCGCCCGTGGTCAAAAAACTGCTGGCGGTGGGGCCGTTCAGCGCCTGCAGCTGGTGGCTGCTGTTGACAGCGGCCAGCACCCTGCCGTCCAAGATCCAGAACTGCGAGTCAAAGGAGTAGCCGCTCAGGCCGTCAATGGTGGCGCTGTAGGTCGTCAGGCCGTTGATGGTGACGCCCGGCGCAATGTAGTTCAGCACCGCCTCAACCGTGAGCGTGGCCAGCCCCCACTGCTTGGTTTGGACGTGGTAAACCAGCGCCCGGTCGCACTCGGTGGCAAACAGGCTCGGGTAGTGGATCCAGACCCGGTTGTTTTGCCGGTCGAACACGCACTTGATCTTGTAGCGGCGCTTGGGGTTGGAGTTGTTGTAAAACCACTGGCGCACCTCGCCGCCGCCCAGCGGCACCGGGCGGCTGCCGTCAAACAGCCACAGGTTGTCCATGCCCACCACAAAGTGGGCGCCGCCAATGTCGCAAAAAGCCTCGGGGCCAACGCAGCCGGCCTCGCCACCGGGCACCGGCAGCCAGTCCCACACCGCCGGGGCGCCAATAAATTGCCCCAGGTAAATCGACTTGGCCTTGTAGGCCACCGCGTACTCACCCAGGCGCCCGCCGGCGGTGATTTCACCACCCGTGCCCACCAGCCGGCCGGTGGTGGCCAGGGTGCTGACGCTGGGCGTCCAGCTGGTCTCATCAAAGCTGGCGCTGCACCACCAACGGTCACCGCTGGCGCCATAGGTGGCATCATTCGTGTTCAGCGCCATGACAAAAGCACCGACGCTAAAAATAATCTTGGCCTTGGGTGCCGTGGCAATGGCCGCAAAGCTGCCGCTGGTGTTGCTGCGCTGGATGGTGTCGGCGCCATTGCTGGCCAGGCTGGCGTTGCCAAACTGGGTAAAGCTCCAGCGGGTGTCAGCGCCGCCGGTGTAAGTGCCGGCCGAGACATCGGTCCAGACCCCAGCCAGCAGCTCGTACAGCTTGGTGCTGGTGCCGGCCAGGGTGCGGCGGCTGCCGTCCAGCAGCTCCATGATGGCGGCACCCTGGCACGCTGCCGCCAAGGCTGGCACGCTGTCGGGTGTCAGCCCGGTGGGGCTGCCCTGCAGGCCGTACTCGTAGGGAATGATGTTCTCGCACAGGGTGATCACGCCGGGCAGCGTGGGGTCGGCGTCTGGTAAAAAGCCGAGCAGCTTGTCCATTACAGTGCCCGCACCCGCAAGCCCGAGCCGCTGAACTGGCCGGCGTCGTCACTCATCTGCAGCCGGGCCACGTCGCTGGCGTATTTGCCCTCCCACAGCGCGGCGCGCGGGTCGTCTTGCAGAAACGGCGCGGCCTCGGCCAGGGTGGCAAACAGGTAAAGGCTGGGGTGGTAGGTCAGCAGCCAGTTGGTGGGTGTGGTGGCCAAGGCTACAAATCGCTGGTAGTACAGGGTGCTGATGGTGTAGACCGCGTCCGGTGTCGGCCCCAGCAGCAGGTTTTGGCCCTCAATGCTGCAGACCACGGGTTTGCCAGTGGCGTAGTCGTTGGGAAAACGATTGTCCAAGTAGGCAATGTTGACGTAGGTCAGGCTGGTGTCGGGGTCGCCCACCAGGGTGACGTTTTCAAACTCCAGCCAGTCGGCAGGAAAAGCCACGCTGCGTTGGCTGGCCACGGTGCTGAGGGTAGCGCTGACCACCTGGTTACGCAGCCGCAGGTCACGCGCAATGCGAGCCTCGGCCAGCACAATCAGGTCGGGAATGACCGCCGTCAGGTCGGTGCGGTGCAGCCAGTTGGCGACACTGGCCTGCAGCCCGGTGTAAGTGGACAGTGCCATGATTTAAATGCGCCCCGGCCAGATCCGAAAGGCCGCCAGGGCCGGGTCATTCAGCAGGCGCTTTTTGTGGTCTTGGCTGCTGTTGAACTCGGCCATGTCAATGCCGGCCTGGTTGCAGTAGCGCTCCACCAGCACCGCCGGCACGCTGGCGGCCAGGCGCATGTCGCTGCTGCCGTGCAGTCCTGCCGCCTGCATGCTTTTGGCGCGCTCGGCGTAAGGCGTGCAGTCCTGGGTGGTGCCGGTGATCAGCGCGCCGTCTTGCAGGGCAATGGTGCTGACCACATCACCCAGCCGGGTGTCCTGGCGCAGCATCAGCTGTTCTCCAGGGGCGACACGTTAACCTGGCCGGCGGCAGTGCCCTGAATGTAGGCAATGTGCGTGATACCCGCAGGCACTTGCATGATCAGCGAGTCGGCCGGTTGGATCAGCACGTCAGCGGTAGTTGCCGTCACGGTAACCGTGCCAAGTTTGACGTAGCACTCGTTGCGTGACGCAACTCGGACGTAGTTGGGTCTGTTACCGCTAGAGTCAACGGGGATTGCGGTCCTGGCAGAGGCTGCGCCCGTTGCCGCAGAAAATCCGACAGCGGCTATCGTGACGCCGTTAGAAAAGGTTTGAGCCATAGGAACTCCAGCGCATCACTGCGTTAAGGGTAAAAAAGGACCGGGCCTTGCACCCGGATCGGCCCAACAGAGGGCTAGACGGTCATCAGGCGGGTGCCAGAGTCACCGTGACGCAGCCAGCCCCAGCAGCGCCAGGCGCGCCAGAGATCACCACGCCAATTCGGCTGCCGGCCGCCACGTCCAACGCGCCAGCCGTGGTTGACAGCGTCAGCGTTTGGGGTGTTGCGGCCGTGCCCTGCAAATTGCCGGTGCCGCTGTGCAGCGCCGTGCCAGAGGCCAATGCGGTGCCACTTGCGGCTTTGTAGACCGTTGTTGTCACTGCGTTGGTGGTTGTTACCTCTGGCGTCACCTTGATGTCGGTCACGACCATGCGGCGCTTGCACACCACGCCGCCAATGCTCAGGATGGATGCCTGCGCGGTGGCGTTGTAGGGAAAGCTCATCACGATGAACCCGCCCTCGTCGCCGTCGGTGCCTTGCAGCCCAGCCGACATATCGGCGTTTTGTTTCAGATTGATAGCCATGGTTGGTCCTTAAACGGGGGGTGCTGCCACCCCCCTGGGGTTACAGGATGTCGTAGACCGCGCCATTGGCCTTGGGTGCACGCACCTCCAGGCAGTACTCGACGATGATCTCTCGCTGCTCGGCGTCGCCGGTCTTAGCAAGTTCAACGGTTTGGAACGGGCGCAGGTAAGCCACGGCCATCTTGTCAGCCTGCAGCAAAAACACGTCGCGCACCGCCATAAAGCGGTTGGGGACCGCCTGCAGCGTGCCAAAGTCGGACACGTAAAAGTCCACCGATGCGTACAGCTTGGCGTCCTCGCTCTTGTCCATCCGCGTGGCATTGCCGGTAAAACCCGAGAAGGTCTGCTTGGCCGTGGGCGGCATCATGATCGTGTCAGGCTCGCCACCGTTGGTGTAGATCTTCTGCAGCACATCCTTGACCTGCGCCTCGGTGAAGGCGCGCTGGGTGCCTGCCGTGTAGCCGGTGTTGGCCGTGTACGACGCCAGGGTGCCGCCGTTGTTGTTGACGTTGTCAACCACCCAGCCGCGCAGGCCGCGAGACTTGCGTGGCGATGTCGCCAGCACGTCGTTCTGGGTCAAGCCAAACTCCATGTCACGCTTGATTTCAGCCGAGGCAAGGGCCAGCTGGTAGGCCAGCTCGTCCTTGCGGCCGGCCGGGTTCATGGCCTGCTGCGTGCCCGACACCACCACGGTCTTGGTGGCGATCTGGGTCCGGTTAGTCAGCCGAGCGGTCACTGTCACGGCCTTGGCAGAGGCGTTGTCGCCTTCGGCCTGGGCATTGTCAGCGGCGCTGGCCAGCTCTTGGACTTGCCACTCGTGCAGGGTGTTGGTCGCCTTGCTCTTGCTGGCCATGTTAAGGACCGGCGTCTGCGTGGGGGAGATGCGATAAATCGCGTCAGAGAGGTCTTCACGGTTGCCGATTGCGGCGGTCGTGAGGAAGGTATTGGTAGGTGCTGCCATGATTGGCTCCTGTTAAATGAATGTTGAAAACACGGCGGCAGCGTCTTCGACCCGGCCTGATTTACTCAGGCGCTGGAAGGCGGTGCTGCGTTTGTCCAGACCCTGCGGCTCACCCGCGCCGGGTCGCTCAATGCGGCTTGGCAAATTGCTCACGCGTTTGGTGGCAGTGTTGGCCTTGGCCAGCATCTGGTCGTACAGCATGGCCTTTCGGGCCATCACCACGGCGCGTGCGTCTGCCACGCTGCTCACCGCCTGCTCGTCGTAGCCCTGCCCTAGCAGGTACGTGCGCAGTGCGGCCTTTTCGGCAGCGGCCTTGCCCTCGTCTTTCCAGTCGGGCAGCTTGGCAAGGAGTTCTTGCTGCTGGGTGGACAGGTGATCTGAGTAGCTTCTTGCCTGCTCTGCCTGGTGCATGGACGCCAATTGACGCTGCTGCTCAATGTTTTGCTGGTAAGCGGCTTGTCTCTGTTGAAAGAGGTGCTGCTGTTTCAGGTACTCCACCGGGTCGCTGTCAATCAGCGACTGCCAATTGATGTTCTGTTGCTGCTCCAGGGCGCCTTCCAGCTGGACCTGCATCTTCTGCAAGTTGCCTGCGTAGGCCTGGCGCTCCTGCAGCGCCGCTTGCTGCTCGGCGGTGGCACCCTTGCGGATCTCGGCCACCTCCTGCGTCTTGCGGGTGTAGTCAGCCTGGCGTTGGTAGCCGTTTTTAAGCTCGCTCAGCGGCAGCTCAATGTCATTGCCGTCAATCTTGACGGTGACCATTGGGTCGTCGGTGGCGGGCTCGGGCGGCGCGTCCAGGCTTAGTTCAGTGGGCACCTCGGGTGCGCTGGCTTCACTCTGTCGCTCAGGGTCGAGCAAATTTGCAAAGACTTCTGCCGCGCCTTCAGTGGTCAGCGGCGAGTGGCTGGGTTCTGTTGCCAGATTGTCCAAGGGTCATACTCCTGTGCAGCGTCTCTCGACGGATGCGTGTCCACACAACAAAAAGCCGGGTCATAAGCCCGGCTGTCTATGGGGGTTGTGCTTCCCCTAGATTCAAATATCGATCAGGCTGCCGTCGTTCAGTTGGCCGCCATACGGTCCAACCCGCACCACCAAGGTAATGTTGGGCGTCTCAATCAAACCAGCCTGCTCCGGGTGCCACACGGTGCGCAGCCGCGGCTCAGTGCGGGCCAGGGCTCTCACTCGGTCAACGAAGCCCAGCCAGCCTTCAGCCGGTCCTGCAGGGTCTGCTTGTGCTGCAGCTCGAGCTGGGCCAGCTTGCCCGTCTCCAGCGTGGTCTGGAGTTGCGTCTGCACCTTCTGCAGCAGCTTCAGGCACGTCCAGAGTTTTTCTCGGCCTTCCGCGTCTCGGGCTGGGGAGTTTGTCCATTGGTCCAGGATGTCCGTTTTGATCGCCTCAAAGGCGGCGATGTAGGCCTCGTTCTCCAGCACCTCCTTGGCGCGGGAGCCGTCGTGCAGTCTGTTCTCTAAGGTGGTCATAGGCTCAGCAGTAAAAGTTCCACGTCCTCATCATCTCGCAGCTGCTCAAACATGGCCAACAGGGCCGCAAAGTGCCTTGAGCGGTAGGCGGCCTCATAGGCCGCCAGCTGCCCGGCCAGCTCGGCCTGGGCCTGCAGGGCGGCCAGGTCAATCTGTTGCTCGGGCGCTGTGGCGGCCAATTGCTCAGTCGGCGCCGCCGATTCATCCGGCACGGGCAGCGCTTCAACCACCGGGCCAGCCAGTGCCGTTTGGGCCGCAGCGGCCGTGGCAAACATCAGCAGCCGGCCGTCGCGCTCAATAAAGTAGCGTTTGCGTTTGCCCCCGCCACTGCCGCCCGCCACCAATGCCGGCACCACGCCATTGCGCGGGCTCAGCAGGGTCAGCAGCATTTAGATCACCATCTGGCGCAGCATGATGGCGCTTGTGTTCAGAATCATGTAGTCATAGCTGATGGTGGTGGCACCGTCCACATAGCTGACATCAAAAGCGGTATCGCCCAGCAGAGCCGCGCCTTGCGGGTAGAGCATGGTGCCCCAGCCATCCATGCCGCTGGTGACAAAGTCATGCCGGAACCAGCGGCCGGTGGCCTCTTTTTGGATGTACAAAAAGTTGCCCGCGTAAATCCACTTGGTGCCGGTGTTGAAGGTTTCGGTGGCGGGGCTGTAAGTGACGCCGCTGACCCAGGTGTTGGCGGCAATGTCGTAATAGTCCAACACCGCGCTGCCACCGGCGCGGAAGCTGTAGAGCCGACGACCGTTGAGGATGGCGTTTTCTGCGGTCCAGGCGCTGTCTGTGGCGCCCCAGACCCAGTGGCCGCTGGCACCGGCGCCGGGTGCAGCAGCGCGGGCGGCGATGGGTGCCAGGGTGGTGGTGGTGTTGCCGCTGATGCTGTACTTGTAGAGCGCCACTGCGGCGTTGCCCATGGCGTAGATGTTGTCGTCATTGCCCTCAATGCTGTAGACGCTGGTGGCGTCTGGCGTGGTGGTCCAGGTAGCCACCGTGACGCTGGTCGCGTCGTTGGCGGTGATGGTGCGGATCTGCCCAGCGCCGGTACCGGACACAATCCGCACCTGGCTGTTGACCCATTGGCTGGCCGTCCAGGTCTTGGCGCTGTTCACCAAAGTGGTGGCGGTGGCGCTGGTGGCGGTGCCGCTGGCGAACGGCAGGTAGGCGCTGCCCATCCAGCTGGAGGTGGACATCAAGCGGCCATCGGTGCCCCACGTAGCGGGCAGGCCGGTGATGGCCAGCGACGTCCAGGTGTTAAGGGCAAAGTCGTAATAGCGGAAGCTGCCGCCGGCCAGGGTGCCGGCGTTCAGTACAAAAAAGCGCGGGGTTAGCAGCCGGTAGACGCTGGCCGTGGTGAAGGCTGTGGCCTGGGTGGCCACCGTGATGACGGCATTGGCGCCAACCGTGTTGCGCACGATGGGCAGGGTGAGGCCGGCATTGGGGCCGGCCGTGATGTGAATGTTGTAGCCCGCCAGGTCACGCGCCAAGGTCAGGTTGGTGGTGAGGGTGCTGGTGGTGCCGGCGGTGGCGGTGCCGCTGGGGCCGACCGACGTGCCGACGCCGCAGGTGCCCGCGCCAAAGGTGCCGGCCAAAGCAGGAGAGGGCAGCTGGACCCAGCCGTCTTCGAGCGGGTTGTACAAATAGGCCACGGTGCTGGACACCAGGTAAAGCTGCTGCTGGCAATAGCAGCGGCTGCTGATGACGCAGGCGGCGGCCACGGTGGCGGTGGGCGCGGGGGTGACCATCTCCCAGCGTTTAAGGTCTAGGAGTTTGCGGTTGCCGTTGGTGGTTGCCATGGTGGGGTTAGCTCACGGTGATGTTGCGGCGCAGGTTGTCAGCCTGCAGGTGCATGAGGGCGGGAATTTGGTCTTGCACGGCCAGGCCACCCAGCTGCGCTTGGTTGGTGACGGTGCCCACAGACGTGACGGTGCCCAGGGTTTGGGCGCCGCCCAAGGCGTCTAGCACCACGCGGTTGCGGCCAAAGGCGTCGACGGTTTGCAGGCCCACGCTGCGGGTGAGGGCCTGGATGGCGTAGCGCATGGCCTCCAGGGCCTCGATGAGCTCGCCGCTGGCGGCCATGGGCACCACCTGGTCGGCAGCATTGTTGACAGCGGTGCTGGCGGGTGTGTTTTGCGCACCCAAGGCGGGCGTGCGGGCCACCAGGGTGGCCAGTGTGGCCTCGGTAGCAGCGCCGGCCGGCAGCGGCAAGGCGGCAGCGCTGATGGGTTGGGTGGCCAATGGCGCCAGGGCAGCCACCTGGGCGGTGCTGAGGGCCATGGGCAGGCGGTCTGTGTCGCTGACGTCCAGCAAGTTGCCGTCTGCACCAA